GAGACGCCGCGCCGTCTTATCAGCTCCCGACTTCCGCGCTTTCACTTCTCCAGGATGGAGGCTGGATCTCTCATTCAATCGTATGATCGAACCGGAGCTCCTTGACCTTCATCGCCAGACCGGGACCATCCGGAAGAAGACCGCCGTCGATAACTTCGGGAACGTTACCTATGGGAGCGGGACATCTTACAAAGCTCGCGTCGTTAATCAGATCCAATCCGTAAAGAACGCAAACGGAGAGGACGCGCAATCGATGACGACGATCTATTTCACCGATTACGTCGAGATCGATCTGGACGATGAGATCACGCTTCCCTCTCCATTCACGGAACGGAACGCGCCTCCGATCATCAATTACAGACATTTTCCGGATCTGGAAACCGATTCAATCCATCATACCGAGGTCTATCTATGAGCGATTATTTCAAGCTCGACTTTCCGGACCTCAATAAGATCATCGCGGACGTCGGAGGGATGGACGCCGAGATAAAGAAGGAACTCGCGATCGGTATATATAAGGAAGCCGAAGAGGTGATGACGACCGCGAAAACCATCGTCCCCGTTGGTCTACCTCCCGCCGATAAGCATCCCGGAGCGTTACGCGCTTCCGGACACGTTCAGCCGCCTCAATGGGATGGGGACAAAGTGAAAGTAGAGCTCGGATTCGGGGGAGTCGCCGTCGATTACGCCGCCGTCCAGCATGAAAATCTTGAATACCATCACCGCGGAGGACAGACCGCGAAATATCTCGAAGGACCGCTTCTCGGAGCAATCAATAACGGAATGGATGATCGCCTCGCCGAACGCGTCGCCGCCGCCGCGAAAAGGAAGATTCAATAATGGATTACATCGACACCATCGCGACCGCGCTCGATAACGAGAACGTCGGAACTCTCACCGTCGGAGATCAATGGACGATCTATAAAAAACAATTCCAGAAGGATCCCGATGACGCGATCCTGATCTATGAAAAAGGAGGAGGAGCGCCGGATCTAGTCTCGGGAGGGATCGCCTTCCGCAATCCGACCGCCGGGATCATCGTTCGTTCGAAAGATCCGTCCGCGGTCGCGGCGAAGATCGAAGAAATCATTCCCGTTATTCTCGCGCTTCCTGGAAGCGGAGAGATCGTATTCGTTACGCTCGCCGGAGACGTCGGACAAATCGGACTCGACATAAATAGCCGTCATCATGACTTCATCGATTTTCAATTGAAGATTTCGGAGGCCGCCTAATTATGTCGTTTCGCATTCGATCAGATAAGGGAAGATTCAAAATCAAAGTCTTTCCCTGCTTTCAAGAAAACGGGAAATATTGCTTCCATCCGAATTGTATCGGACGGAATGGATTCGAAAACTTTAAAACGTTTCTCCCTGGAGACACGATCACAATCCCGGTCGTCTCAGAACTGCAGGACTTCTGGAGGAAGATCCGACTCTTTGAGGAAACGGAGGAGATAACAACTAATGGCTAAGTACGTAATTCGATCTCCTCAAATGACGATCAATGGCGTGGATCTTTCCGATCACGTGAAATCATTGAACGTCAAAAGAGGAAAGGACGCCGTCGAAGTCACCGCCTCCGGGGACGGAACCCATATTAATCTCCCCGGACTCCGCGTCGGTGGCTTCTCCGGAGAGCTCTACCAGGACTTTGACGCCGATTCCGTCGATGAGACATTCGACGCGATTCAGGCGCTCGACGCCGCGGTCACGATTTTGGTTGTCCCCGTTGACGCTACCGTCGCCACGGATAATCCTTCATACGCCGCCGACGTCGTCGTCACAAAGTCAGATCCAATCAATGGTCAAGTAGGAACCGCTTCGATGATTCCCTTCGAAGCCGAGCTCGCGTCCGCTCTCGTTAGAGCGACGACATAAGGAGGATCAATGGGAAAGTATGTTATCAGATCTCCCCAGCTAACACTCAATTCCGTTGACCTCTCCAACCACATTAAGTCGATTAATGTGAAGCGCGGGAAGGACGCCGTCGAAGTGACAGCATCGGGAGATGGGACGCATATCAATCTCCCTGGATTGAGAGTCGGAGGATTTTCCGGAGAGCTTTATCAGGACTTCGCCGGCGGATCCGTTGACGCAACATTCGCCGCAATCGACGCACTTGACACCGCCGTTCCAATCATCGTCAAGCCGTCGTCCGGAGCAGAAGGCGCAACGAATCCAGCTTATACGACAACCGTCGTCGTCACGAAATCGGACCCGATTAATGGACAGGTGGGGACCGCCTCAATGATTCCCTTCGAAGCCGAACTCGCCGGAGCCGTAGTCCGAGACGTAACGCCATAACAAGGAAATTTTAGGATCTGGTCAGCGAACCACTACGGGGAGACCGCCCTTTGGTCGGGGCCTTAGAAAAGTCTCCCCGATAGTGCTCCGCCCGGATCCAAGAACAGAGAACTATTAAAAGGAGACCGTAAAAGAAAATGCTAGACCAGGAAAAAACATCGCTCGATCAGAATCAATCCGTCGTCTTCATAGACGGAACGCCGCATTTCGAATTAACCGCGCAAGAGATTATCTATCCAGTCGAGTCCGGAGGAGGACTCATCTTCGCGCATATGAAACCCGCGAGGAGTAAAGCCGTCAAAGATCTTCTCAAATCGATCCGCCCTAAAAAGCGATCTTCGGGGGAAACGATCGAACTACATGACGGAAACAATCTCCGTCTGATTCCATACGCCGCGGAAAACTTTATCCGCGCTACGGGATTTTATCAGGACGAAGAAATGACCGTTCACGCGCCGGACGACGCCATAAAGAAATTTATTTTCGAAGACAATCCGCGCCTCGCTATGAAAATAGGGGGACTTCATTCTTCGATCCGGATCATTCGTCCGGAGAAGAAAGAGCGACTTGAACGGATCGGAGTCATCTTATCAGCGATCGAGTCCCGCGAGAATTCCGTCGCCGCGGAACTCCGACTCGGATATTTGAACGGGACTCCCATCCCGAAAGATCTAACCGTCCGCGTCGTTCATCATCTTTCGAAGGAATCGAAACAGGATTATCTCACCTGGGATCGCGCTACGTCCGCGATTGAAGAGATCAATACACAGACCGGGGATTGGTTCATCAAACAGAATTACGAAGAAGTCGAACGTCTTTATGAATCCCTCGCCCGATCCCTGGACGGATACGCTCTCGCCGGAGCGAAATGTTACGAAGGCAATAGCGAGGAATGGATCCCGCTCGTTCCCTTCTGGCACAAGTATCAAATACTCGCGGAGATCTTTTCGGAGGGCCGACTAAAAAACGGATAATCGCGGATCGTCTTCGCGAGACAGTCCGCGAAAAATATAACAAGGAGAACATTGAAGCCTGTATCCGCGAAGCGAACTTTCCAGCGATTTATCGCGTCCTGGGGGATCAATTGCAAATAGAGGAAATATGGGCCAGCAATCCCGCCGGAAATCATTGCCTCTATATTTCGGAGAACCCGTCCGCATGCATCAATATCGACGGGAACGGAAAGATCTGTCCGAATAATCCCCATTTCGGACCGCGGAAGGACTCGCTCGCCAGGATAAAGGAATTCCATCCGCTCCTTGATCGCGCCGAAGAAGTCTTCGATCGTCATCGATTGGGATTCATTAAATCCGCCGATGATCTCACGCCGGAAGAATTTACGCTCCTTTCCGTCTTCACGTCCGAACGGGACGCGATACGCATCAATCAGCAATCCGAATCAATCGGGATCGAGCTGCGGAAGATTCTCCGGGAACTCTACGGAAACGGGAAGGGCGATTAATGTCCGATAAAGAAATAAAATTCGTCCTCTCTGCCGACTCCACACAAGGCAGAGTCGCTATAAATAGATTTAATGAATCGCTTAAAGAGATGGGCCATCAAGCGGATGAGACTTCAAAGAGATCCGATAGCATGGCTGGCACTTTCTTTAATGCTCAGATTGCCGCTGATGTGTTCGCCAAATCTGTCCAATTTTTGCGCGACGCATTCGTTGATGGATTGAAAGAAATATCCGAAACCGAAGCTGCGACGCGCCGCCTGGAAGCAACCTCCAAAAGTACCGGGATTGCCCTTGGAACACTGACGAATATCGCAAATCAAATTTCAGCAGATCATTTAATTGAAGCGGATCAAGCGATGCAGGGAATCGCGGATCTCGCGAATAAGGGCTTCAAATCCGATGACATTTCAAAAATGGCTGCAGCTTTGAAAGATATCGCCGCGTCCGCCGGCGGAAATACTCAACAGAATTTCCAGCAATTAGTTGACGCGATCACCTCCGGAAGAATGGCAAGCGCCGATCTCGTTCGAATGCTTCCCAATCTCAAAAGCACTTTAGAGTCCGCAGGCGTTTCCATGTCCGATATGGCGGATGAATCCAAGAAAGCGCAAGTCCAGCAAGCGCTTCTTAAAGCAATCATGGAGCAAGGGAACATCGTCGCTGGAGCATCCGCGGAAAAATTAAAGACCGTCGCCGGACAGATGGAAGCGATGACGAACGTATCGAAAGACCTGAAAGAAGCATGGGCGACGGGATTAACGAGCGGATTCCAGGACGCATCCTCCGCGATGGGAGGAGCCGCGCAAACCATGTCCGAGTTACAAGGAACGATACAAGCGCTTGGATCTGGAATTTCTATCACGCTCGTAGCGGCGTTTAAGTCGCTGAAATTCGTCATAGATGAACTCACGAAACCTTTCGAAACATTGATAGAGACATTCATCGCTTTACCAGGATATTTAACCGAATTAGATACGAAATTCCAAAACGCCGGCCGCGCTTTGATTGAATCCTTGAAGCTCGGTGTTTCGGAAAAATGGAACGAATTCACAGGATTTTTTAAAGATAAACTCCAGTGGATCCGCGATCACCTTCCGGGGTCGGACGCTAAGACCGGACCGCTTTCTACTTTGATGAAAAGCGGTCGCGCTTTGTGGACGACTTTCGGCGAAGGTATGCATTCAAGCGAACAGTCTGTTTTAGATGCCGTTTCGAATGTTGTCACAGGTATTGCAGACAAACTCGGAAGCATCGGATCGACGTTTAAGGGGTTAAAGAACGGATGGAGTCAAGTTACCTCATCCTTCGGAAAGAAGTTTGACTTTGGAAATTTGATGAGCGGACTTTCTGGCGTAGCCGGAGCGATATCTACCGGGATCCAGCTCGCGACACAATTATTTTCCGCGCTCAAAAATCTCTTCGGACACAATTGGGGAAAGGACGTCGCGAACCAGCTTTCGATCTTCCTTCCAGGGATAGAAGTATCGAAGGAATTACAGAAGCAAATCGCCCAACTAGCGAAGGACGTCGGAGACGCCGCGACCGCCGTCGCGCTATCGCTCGGGAAAATCATCGATGAAGTCGGAATCACCCGCGATAACTTCAAGACATTCGCCCAGGAAGCCTTGAACGTCTTTTCCCTTCTGCAGAGCGGAGCGATCTCCGCCGCGCAAGCTACAGACGTATTAAACGACGTCTTCCCTAAGCTCGCTCAAGCCGCTTTAGATTTCGGAAAAGTCGGGGACGCGCAGATCGTCCAGATGATCCGGGACGCTCATCAATTCGGACTCGAAATAAAGTCGATCACGGATTACGTCAACGGACAATTACAGAAAGCGATCTCGGGATGGACCG